GAAGAAATCGCAAAAGAAAAGGCATCTCAGGCTAAAGCATATATTGGAAACATTGGTGAAAAGGTAGAGGCAGATGTTACAGTTACGATGGTTAAAGACATCGAAACACAATTTGGTTCAACGCTTTTGGTTAAAATGGTAGATGCTGCCGGAAATAATATAACAACCTTTGGTAATAATGCTTTCACCCGATCCGTTGAGGAAGGTAGTAAAGCAAAGATCATGGGTACTGTTAAAAAACAAGAAGAATATCGGGGCGAAAAAGGAACCCAATTAGTTCGTGTCAAACAAATTTAATATAATACATCGTGAATAGAGTATTGGCGGGGGAGTAATGACGAAAGAGTACTGAAGAAATCTTCGTACTTTTTTATTTCTTCTGCCTGTTTATGTATCGTCACCTCTTGTTTATTGAGATAACGCACAAAATCCAACCATTCTGGAAATTCTTTCTTACCTTTTTTTGATTGGAGAAATTCCTGCATTTTCTCATATGCTTCAGCCATTGCCTTTTCGTTAGCAATTTGTGCGTAATCAATTTGTGCCATGTTCTGTATAATTTACGATTCTTCTACTATCTTTAACATCACCATGTATTTTATTATAAGTGGTGAATAATGATTTTATGTTTACTGAACCAACCACATTTTGTGAATGTATCATAACAATTTGAGGGGGTTGGAGATTGTTGTCAAGACAATGGTTTAGTAACCATTTTGCACAATCATATCCGGTTTTCTCTGTATCTGGATCATAGTCCTCATAATCTTTTTCCAGAAACACATCAAATCCTAAGTCGTGATCAAAAGAGATTGTCCAAGGAACCCCCATTTCTTTAATACGGTCAACAAATTCTTCGTAGTTACGAACGATTTCCCAATCGTAAAGATCATAGATGGGTTGTGTTGTATATTTATGAACCTCTTCCGGTACACGAATGTCATCCAAGAAAAGTTGATAGTCTTTAACCGCTTCTTTCATCATCAATGTCTTTTTTAATTACTTTCTTATCGACACCCCTACGTATTTTGGCGGTGAGTTTTTTACCGAACCTTCTTACATGTCCAGCATATTCCCCATTGAGGAAGGAATTCTCTTTATGACCTACTCTTGTTTTATTTGCCATATGACAAATGTATAAATAAAAATTCAAAGAAACAATAGTTGACCTGCCAAGGCTCGAACTTGGACTCTGATGAACCAAAATCATCCGTGTTGCCAATTACACCACAGGTCAATGGCGAGATTTTTTGGTCTAATTATGGCGACCTTGGAACTACTCAACCTCGGTATAGACAAATCTCTTTAAACCTTCTATTCTATACTGAACCTCGTTGACCCGGCAGGATTCGAACCTGCACTTTTCTCATTCAAAGTGAGATGTGTTAACCAATTACACTACGGGTCAATATTTATTTACGTTTTTTCCACCATGCGTTGGAAATGTTGCATTACAATTCGGACAAACTATTCTTAAATTTTCAATTCTATTATCGTTATTTATACCATTTATATGGTCAAGAATTAAACTAATCTTTTCTCCATACCACCGTTCATCCTGACCACATTTTTCACAAGTTCGTTCTTTAATTCCTTCATCATATAATCTATTTTTTAAGTGATTAGTATTAGTATATGTTGAACCAGAAACCAATATTTCTGATAATGATATTCGTTTTTTAACTCCTGAGTTACCATTTACCCTATAATATCGTTCCTTATCGGTTTCAAAATGTGATATATTAATATCATATAATTTAACATATTTTTTCAATGTGGTTCTACTATTACCGTGTAATGACATATTCAAAGAACGTAAAACATCTGTCCAATTTTTTGCTTCTTTAATTATCGGCTCAATATTTTCTTTTCTATATTTTTCTTTCATAATTTAACGTTGTTTGTTATAAATACGAACAAAGTTAAAAAAAAGGGTGAAATGGGGGACTCGAACCCCTCACCGACACATTCACAGTGTGCTATGCTAACCAATTACACTAAATTCACCATGTTAAAAATAACGGGTAGGATTTTCACCTACAACTCTCCCACCAAAGGGAGTGACGTTGTTGCCATATGCTTTTCTCATTTTTCACCAAGCGTTCCCTCAAGGATTCATCAGGCTACTCACACACAGTATTACTTCCACCATTACTTAGTCTGGATGACAGGATTCGAACCTGCGAACACGTGCTTCCAAGGCACGCCCGTATAACCAACTGCGGAACATCCAGTTTTGTCGAGTAGGCGGGACTCGAACCCACGGTCCCCGCATCCCAAATGCGGTACGATACCAACTTCGCCACTACTCGATCTTCTTACTTACTTTTCTGGAGAGTTCTAATTCTCCCCTCAAGATTAGCAACCATCTTTGGATTGTTGATGTGCTTTTTCTTTTGGTTTTCCAACTTGTGGATTCTTCTACTTGTGCTAATTTCTACCATTTGTCAAATTTTTAATTTTAAATTATTAATCAATAAAAAACCCCGATCTTTCGAACGGGGTTGTTAAATCACAAAATATTAATGAAATATCTTTAACATAAGTTCCCCGTTAACCATCCTGTGGGATGCTGTTGCGGTTGTGGCTGTATGTTAACTATGTTTTTCATTTTACCTTAATTTTCTCATTATTTAAATGTCTTTCTCTTAAATACGTGGCAAAGATATAAAAAGTTACTCAATCTCCAAACTTTTTTTTGCTAAAACCACAATTGCACCCAAATTCTGAGTGCAATTGCTTCATTTTTCGTCAAGTTATTATTATTACATAGCCACTAACTGGCAAAGTAAAAGTCATTCCTGACGTTTTCAGACCTAACTTAATATTTAATTAAGCAATGACTTTTCTCACATAAATACTTGCAGTTGGTAAAAACAATTCAAATTTATATAAAATTGTTAGTATTTATAGAAAAATATTTTTCATGAACAAAGTCAACGTTATTAAAATAATAAAAGAAGAAATCGGTGGATTTGATTTTTTGGGAAATGAAGAATATCTTGATGAACAAGAAAACGTTGATCTACTACAGAACGAGGAGTTTCAAAAGCAATTCATTATTGATTCTATTACAAATTTTAAAGAAAAGGTAGAAATTCTTGATATAGAAACACAATATCTCCAAGAACCAGATTATAGTAAAACTGATAACGGGCAAGGCTCCGATACAGTAAATTTAGAATATTTTATAACAGTTAAATATAATTACATGGGCAAAGAAGTTTCTTTTAAGTTATATTTCTTTGCAAATAACTTAACCATTAGTTGGAGCAGTTGGTCCAATTCTGGTGATTATGCGAATTTTATTGCACCGGAGGGTGAAACTGATCTGACTGACATCGATTGGGGAAATGTGGAGATTCAATTAAATTCAATGGAAGACGATGATATTGATTTCACCGCATTTGATAAAGCGGGTGGTAAAACCCAAGAATTGTTTATCCGTTCATATATTGATGGTGTGATTACTTCGGAATTAAATATGGATACCGATAAAAGGAACAAACCAGAAGCCTATTCGACTTTTAATGTAGAATAAAATGAATGCAGAAAAAAAATTGTTATTAGAAAAAATCCACAGATTAATTAATGACAAAAAAGAGGTTCTATTAAAAGAACACCCAAATGTTCATGAAGTTGATGATGGGATTATTGTTCGTTTTTTTGCTGAATGGGACAATTGTTATGATGATAAAAATATTAAGTGGAAGAAAATCAACACTATTAATAATCCAAATGAAAGCGTTGTATTTTTCTATCTTCCAAAGGGTTCACTATTTGATTTAAAACAGCGTTTTTATGTTGGGTGTATGACATGCTTAAACGGTAAAATAGAGGTGAGTGTTGACAATGAAACTACCCTTCTAAAAAGTTATCAAAAAATATGTGTTAACTCTGAAAACGTTATGGGGAAGGTGCTTGAAAACACATATCTCATTACTACAAGTGATAAATCAGTTTGGTCGGAAACCACCAATGAGCATGTAATGGAATATCAATAATTACCATTTCCTTAATGGGCACTTAGAAGTGAAACTCCTTATCTTTGCAGGAATGAAACATCCACAATAACGACAGGTTTTTTTATTGGTGATTCCGGGTTTGCCTGTTTTTTCATCTACACATGCAACACAAACATCTATTCGATTCTTTGCAATCTTTTCAATGTGTGGATTTTTAAATGCGTAGTTTTTCCAACCAGCATAAATTTCGGCAATTGCACTACTCATTATCTATAAATTATTCTACCACCCTTACTTATTTGTAGGTTTAAACCCGGACTATTCTCCATTTCCATCAAAGCATTGTGCAATATTTGTTGAGAGGTTAATGCATTTGTATAAACTCTCAATTTTTGAATATCACCATTATATGATGAATCGAAGTTTTGTTGGATTAGTAAGTTTTCTTTTCTAGGGTCTTGTCCCAAAATATCAGCACCAGTATAGGTAAAATCTTTAATGAATAATGGTTCTTTAATGTTGAATTCATCAGTTGTTTCGATTAAGATACCGATATTCACAAATTGTTCTCCCGTATTATCTTTTACACGGAAAACAGTTTTTAACGGCAACCAACTGTTTTGACCAGTGATTGTGCTGCCAATTCTTGGTGTACCCATTATTTGTCTATCTTCTATACCAAAGTACGAATAATATGCAGGGTCACTATAAACAGGATAACCTGTTGCACCGTAATATGAAATACTATCTCTTATATATTGATATTCGTTTCTATCTGGGAAAGGATGGATACCAACCTCCGGTAGACTAGAAATGTCTTCGGTTGTTAAGGGATATTTATATTCAATATCATCTACGATCTCAACATCTTCTGTACCGTACACGACAATTGAGACTTTATTTTTTACGAAGTAGTTATGATCATCATATGTTTTAAAGAAACCATCGTTAAACAAGTCCAAATTAATTGCATACTCACGATTAGATAAAACGGTGATTGGTTGGTTAAACTTAACGAAATATGTGGTTGCAGACGCTCCTGTTTGCCCAGTTGCACCAGTACCGCCAGTATATTCGATTCTCATTACTGTTATTGGGTCTGAAAGAGATGAATCGCATTCATCAATAGTATAAAACGTTGAACTGTCAGCAGATAATGTGAGACCATCTAAGGGAGTTCCAAATGAAAACGGGTCACACTTTCCCGGAAATGGATCACTTTCTATCACAAAGTTGTTATTAATATATAATTGATCTTCGCCAGTGTAAATACGATACTCTTGAATATCATAATGCCAAGAATTTTTTAATCCAAACGAGCCACCACCCCAACTGGTTGAGTATGGTACTCCGATTTGTTTTTGTCTGTCATTAACTATAGGTTTGTAATAATATTCTGGGAAATCATTTATGATCCAATTTGCTCTACCATTAACATACATTATGAACGTTCCTTTTCTTTGTTCATAACATTCAAGTAAATCCGGATCATCAATTATCTCGTTAGGGGTAAATGTTGTTGAAATGATTGTCCATCCAGTTATGGAACTCATCATTATTGGAGAAATGTTGGTAACGATTTGATTGTTTCCGTCAATATATTTGTATGCAAGTCTCTTGTCTTGAGTAATTTCGAAAGCAATTGCGTTATTTAAAGTATTACCACTTTGTGGCACACTTTCCATTTCTGTCGTAAACCTGTCTTCGAACATTCTAAATGATGGTCTAAGAACCTCTTTTTCCTTAATGGATTCGAGATAATGGTCTTCGCTAGTTACAACACCAGAAATATTGTTACCATCTATCATTGTTTCACCAGAAAAATAAGAATTGTATTTATCTTCTGCTCTCACACCCATCATATAGAAGATACCGTGTGAGTCTAGGTTTTGATAAATGATTGTTTCAATTGTTATACCATTATTATATCGTGCTGGGAGTAATTCGTAATTATAACCATCTAACTTAAAGAACCCCTGTAAATACCCACCAGCCAATTCAAAATAATTGCCAGAAGTACCAGAAGTAATTCCACTTATTGGTAAATATTCGGTTGTTACCGTAACTCCTGTTGTTTCCCCGGAAGTTGGGTTCTGAACCAAGTTATATCCAACACGGTACATAGAGAAAAGAGTGTCTTCTGGTGTGTACATAATACCATTCCACATTTCATCTGTTCTGCCGTTATCAAAAGCAGTTAAGCCAAAATCATAAAGAGTTAAATTATCTGATTTTGCTCCTGACCATTTCGTTAAACTATATGATGTTAAACCAGTGTTTAAATTCCAAGAATCTAATTCGGTTAAATCAATGTGAATGGCTAAATCTTCGGTGATTATATCGTTTAAACAGTCTAAATCCATTTTATTGCAACAATTTATCATAAATACTGTGAGACTTTAATTAGTTAGTGATGTATTTATAAAAAAGTATGTTGATTATGGGAAAAGAACGTCTATTCGAAATTTTTGAAAAGGTTTCGGGTACTAAACTAAATGAATTTTATCTATCTGAGACAGAGGGTGGACTTAAATTACCCCCCGGATTTTCAGGTTCAGATTTTGATACCCTCGAAAGCGATATAGAAAAAACTCCTTGTGAAACTGATATTCAAGAAGTATCTACGAAAAAAAATGTGCGTAGAGATGCAACATTGGGTGCAAAGGCAAAAGAAATTTCTCCAAAAGAATTGAAAGATTCTTTTAAGAAAAAAATGCAAGCGTATTTGGCGCAAGAAAAACAAGGGATTGGACCAGAGGGTAGAGTTCACTCCGGAACATTAAAAAAAATGACAGATATATCTAATTTAAAAGATAAAAAATCTGGACTCAAACTTGATCCCGAAAAGGTTGGGAAAAAGAAATATCGTGTCGATCAAGAAGACTTGGAAGATTTCGATTTAGAAAAGTTAAAAAATATTTTACTCACACCCCCCGATAAAGATGACTTGTTGGGTCAAAATAAAAAAATGTTAAAAAGTAATTTCTACAACATTTCTTTGCCAGCAATGAAATCATTAATTTATAGTGAAAAGACGAAAAAATGGTATGTTTTAAGAGTATGTGATAAGGCTGGTGAATGTGTTAATTGGTGTTATGCCCAAATGGGTCGTTATGTGATGTTTGAAGGACCAATTAGAACAAAAATGCAGAAACTAAATTATCTTATTAATCACTGGGAAGAATGGCAAAATAATGTGATTAAAAGAATAAAAGATTTGGATGACTCTGATCCTGATGAAACAATTGTTAGATGGCACGATGCGGGTGATTTTATTTCTCAAAAATATTTGGATATCGCAATATACGTTGCAGGGGAAACACCAAACGTAACTCATTATGCATATACTAAAGAGGTGGGAATGATTAAAGGACTAGCGAAAATTCCACCAAATTTCGAATTTAAATTTTCACTTAGTGGAAAAGAAGATGCGGATATCAAACCAGAAGACCCCAAGGGGGTTACTGTGCCACAAAACTTGTTTTCGCAATTTCTTTTGAAGAAACCCTCAAACCTTACTCCGGAACAAGAAGAAGAATGGGAAAAGTCTGGTCAATGGAATTTTTCTAAAGATTCTTGGGACCGAATAAAACAAAACATTGTAAACGATCCTAACATTGGTAAAAGGTTCAACATCAACATTGACGATGTTTTAACCCATGATGAGTATATGGCAATGCCACACGATAGAGGTGCAGAACAAAACAGAAAATGGTATGTAATTGGTAAACCGGGTGATACCGATATTCCAGCATCGAGAAAAGATACTCTTGGGATTCTTAATTTATTACATAAATAATATGTATTTATAACAAATATATCACAATGAAAAGACAAGCAAAGCAAGATAAAAGAATGTTATTCGAAATGATGGAAAAGGTTATTTCGAATTATTCTCAACCAATTAGAGAAGAAAAAGACATCACTATGTGGAAAAAGGGTGATGAAGTTTCTATTAATTATGACGATTATATTATAAGTGGCTTTGGTGAAGATCATGATCCATCAAACGGGATTGTAGATATTTATGATGATGAGGCACAGTTAAGGGTTGCAGCAAAAAAATACCCATCCGGTGAATGGAAGATTCTTGCATACGAAGAACAAGATGAATTTGATTTAGATGAAAATCTTAACGAACAACAAAACAGACCACTTTACGAAATTGCTCAAGAAATTCGCCAAGATTGGAGACCTGTCCACGCCTATGCTAAACCATATCTCGATGCAATGTTGACATTAGATTCGATTGACGATAACTATATGTTTGATTCTGCGAAAAGCATTGTTTCTTATTTCCTTTCAAACGCTAATATGTGGAGAGGTGAAAAAGCAAAGGAAATTAAGAAAGAATTGAAAAGTATGATCGGACTTAAAGAACATACTCTGGAAGAATATAAATATCCAGATAATGCAGAAACATATCAAAAATTATTAGATACTGCACAAAAAGAAGGACATATTACAGCACAGGAAGCAGTAGCAGAATATGTTACAGTAGTAGCAAAAGAAATTGCAACAGAATTTGATAGTTTAGGGTTAGATGTTCATTGGGATAGACTTTATAAAGAATTTCTAACAAAAATCAATAAAATTGGTAGTTTGAATTTAAAACTTGATGAAAGTGGTTACGAAGATTACATTCAAAGGTATCAGGAAAGATTGAAAGAAATGAACACTCGACCCGAATTATTGAAACACGTAACAATTGATCAAGTAAATAAGGCTGCTGCCGAAGAAGATATTGAAACGATTGACACTATTTACGAACTACTATTTAATAAAGCATAAGTTATGGGAAAATGGTCAACAAGACAAGTATCTGACATTCTTAAAGAGGTTATTGAGCCGGAAGCGGTTGATGTATCGTCAATTCAATTTCACGATGACTTAAATCCTCTTATTTGGGACAAGAAGGGTGAGATGAAAGAAAACGTTAGAAAACAACTACTTAAAATTGCAAAAAGATTCATCGAGTTTTCAGACTTGGAGAAACTTAATTTTGATGATATTATTATGACGGGTAGTATGGCAAATTACAACTACAACGAAAACTCAGACATTGATTTACACATTTTGATGGATCACGATCAAGTTTCAACACAAAAGGACTTTGCCGATGAATTTTTGAAGATGAAAAAATCAATTTGGAATGAAAGATACCCAATCCAAATTAAAGGTCACGATGTTGAGTTGTATTATCAAGATACTGACGAACCACACCATTCTACCGGAACCTATTCTGTGATGAAAAACGAGTGGATAAACGAACCAACAAAAAAAATAGTAAATGTAGACACTGAGAATATTAAATTAAAATCATCATACTTGATGTACGAAATTGATGATCTAAGTGACATAAAGGATTCTAAAATATTCCTCCTTAAATATAATGACGTTAAAGACAAGATAAAAAAGATGCGTCAAAATGGATTGGAAACTGGCGGTGAATTTTCACCAGAAAATTTGTCATTTAAGGTTTTAAGAAATACTGGTTATTTACAGAAACTAGCAGACTTAAAAGAGGATTACCTAACAAACGAGTTATCGATAAACGAGGAAAAATGAAGAAATTTATAGTAACAGAAGAACAATTGCGAGAGTATATTGAGAAAAAGAAGGCTCAAAAGGTTTTCGACAAAATACTTGAATCAATGTATCTACATACGAAGCACTTATTAATTCCAGCAAAAGATGCTAAGAATGCTGTATTAGAGGAGTTTAGAAGAAAAAATCAAATAACACCTAAAGTTGAGGAACTATTAAAAGAACACAATTTGTTGGAAGACAATACTAAGGTTCTCTAAGGTTTTTGAATTTTTGAAGTGTAGCAAGTATTTATAAAAAAGTTTATTCGACATAAAAATTAATAACAAAATTAAAAGATATTATAATGAAACATCCAAATAAAGAAGCACAAATTCAAAGAATGCTAAAAATAGCAAACATTACCCCCAATCTAAAGGAAGAAAAAATTGGTATGGGCACTCTTATTGATTTTAAAAGAGGTACTGATGGTGTTGCATACGGTATTATTAAAGAAAACCATCACTATTATCTAAAAAAATCAAACAAAAAGGGCAACCCCCTTGTTGAAGACTTTGCTTACATTGGTGGTTTGGAAAACATCACTAAAAGTAGATACGGAAAAATTTCTGAGGCTCAAAAACAAAGAAATATGATCCTTAACACCATTAATGAAGCATTGGGTACTCCCGGTGGAGTTATTTCTGAGGGTGTTGTTGGTGAAGATGCTGAAGAAGAAATCGCAAAAGCAGAAGATGCTATGGGTGATTTAGAAGTTGCCGTTGAAAAAGAAAAGGCTGAACCTGAAATACCTGTGGATGTTCCTGTTGATGGTGGTGAAATGCCTGTTGATGTTCCTGTTGATGGTGGCGAAGAAATGCCAGTGGATGTTCCTGTTGATGGTGGCGAAGAAATGCCAGTGGATGTTCCTGTTGACGGTGGTGGACTACCGGGCGAAGAAATGCCGGGTGAAGAAATGCCACCAGAAGGTCTACCGGGTGAAGAACTTCCGGGTGAAGAACTTCCGGGCGAAGAGATGCCGGGTGAAGAAGGTGCTGGTGAACTTGGAAACAATGAAGAACTTGACGAAATTGATAGTTTGATTGGAAAAACTGGTGAGAAAGTTATGAATGTCGAAATGACACCAGAACAAACACAAGACTTTGTAAGTAACTTCCTTGGATATTTTAAGGACAAACTTGCAGAAATAGAAGTTGGTGAACGTAAGAAACTTGCTAACAAACAAATTATTAAAGTAGAGGCTGAAGAAGGTGATGCAGAAGCAGACCTTGAAACCGCTCCAGAAATGGATGCTGTTGAAGAACCAGAATTGGACATGGCAGAACAACAATGCCAAGAATGTGGATTTGCTAAATTTGCAGAATCTAAGGGTTACGGTCCTGATTCAATTATGGAATGTGGTTCTGACGAAAGAGCAAGCCTTGTTAGTTCATACGCAATGGAAAACGAACAACTTTCTGAGGAAGACTTGGAATCAATGTCAATTATTTCTGACAGTGCAATGATGGAATCTCTTAAAGAAGATTTTGGTCAAACAGCATTGGCAGAAAATATGCAACCATTCGTTGAGCAAATGAACGAAGTTGAAGATACTTCAAAAAAATCTAAGGTTGACGGTATGTTTTGGTGGATGATCGAACCTCAAAAAGAAAAAGATGCAACACTTAAAACCTTAACTGAGCAAGAAATTGCAGATTTTGAAGCAATGGATGATGAAGCACTTGCAGGTTTAGACGAAGCAACTCTTGAAGAATTGAATTTTAGAGGTTTAAAAAACGTTGGAAAATACATGGGTGGTAAAGCAAAGAGTGCTGTACAAGGTGCTGGTGATGCTGTTAGAGGTGCTGCACAAGGTGTTGGACAAGCAGTTAAAGGTGCTGCAACCGCAGTTGGTGACGCAGTTACTGGTAAAATCGATCAAGCAACCGCTAAACTAGATCAACTTGGAAATGAAATTTCACAAGAATATCAAAAGGGTGTTAAAACGACTGTTGAGGCTAAACTTAATAAAGCAGCACAGAAATTTGGGGAAATGGTTGTTAAATTAGACCAAGCATCTCAAAAGGCTGGTGATGGTCCGTTGAATAAACAACAATTCCTTATGACTCTCCAAGGTATTCTTAAAGGTGGTGCAGTTGCTGAAACTGAAAACGGAATGGACCCTGCTGCAATCGAGGTACAACCTCCGGTTGCTATGAATGAAGACGAAGACGAGGATAAACCAGAAATGGAACCAAATATTGATACAGAAGTTGATGCAATTGTTGGTGATGAGCCTATTGAAGAACCAGTAGTTGATGAGCCTATTGAAGAACCAGTAGAGGAACCAGAAATAGAGATGACTCCCGGTTTTGAAGTAATGGGTGGTGGAATGCCAAAACCTGACGGTGCTGGAACCACTTCGATGGATGTTGAAGTTGACGGTGAAAATAAAACAGTTAATATCCAAATGAACGAAGCACTTGCGGTTATGAACGAAATGCTTGGTGAGATTTCAACTGGTTTAGCACGTAAAGTGGAGAAAAAACCAATAGAAAAAAAATCAACACCCGTGAACGAAAATGAAGATAAGTTGAGAAAATATATTAGAGCACGTTTAGAAGAGAAAACTGGAAAGAGAAAAACTGTTCTTAATGAAAACGAAAAAAGCGATAAGGTTAAAGACCTCGACAAGATGATTGATTCACAATTCAAATTGTTTGAAAGTGTTCTCAAAGAAAAAGGTTTAAAGAAATAAACTAAACACTATACTATTAAAAAAGCCAAGCAATTTTGTTTGGCTTTTTTTGTAACTATTTATTTGTATCTTCGTATCTGAGTCAAAAGGAGGATATATATGATTTATATTGAAAATGGTTTACAACTCTTTCGTGGAAAGAAAAAAAACGAAGAGTTGGATAGGCTCTCTAAAGAGCAAAAGGATTTCGAGTTTCGAAGACTCTATATTGAAGAGAGTAAAAAGACGTTACACGTCATTCGAAGTAGGAAATTTGTCTCAATGTCAATTGCATGGGCATTTTTACTCGTTTCTGGATTTTTGTCTCAATACCCAACTGCCTTCTTTATCTCAATTGGCATAATCATTTTATCTTTGATTGTTTCTATACTTTTACAATGGGCATATGTAAGAAACGATTCCGAATATAAAGTTGGTTTAACCATTGTCGATACTGTGATTAAACAAGATTACGGAATTTCTTTATAGGGGGTATTTATAGAAAAGGAAAACCTATGGTTAATAATGATGACGATTTAAAACTTATTTACGTTTTAAAAATTGGGTATAATACAAAGGGAGAGGGTTTGTATGAGTTTGTTTTCTCTGAAGACGAAACAAATGTTGATATTGAAGATTGGTGTTGGGAATTATCCCCTGCATCTGAACACGCAGAAGCACCTAATCCAGAATATGTGGATAGAATATTCCACCTAAAAACAAAGACATTTAACCTAGTATGTCTTCATGAATCATACGACAGACCATATGTTCATGGTTATCATGGTATCATTGCACTGGCATATGAAGATATTGATAGCGAAATAGAGTCACCAGATGGGTTTGATCAATATGGTGATATGTTTGGTGAGGTGGATGATGATGACGATCCAGTTGTTGTTTTCCATTATGGTGTTACACTTGAACAAGTAAAAGAAATTCTTTATCAAAAAAAAATCATTTTAAAAGGGAATGAATTTATCGGAAGTTCCACTATAAATTTGAACTAACCTCATTGAGTTCATCGCACCATTTGGGCGAAGGAAATCGAAGCACGACATATCAAGATATGTGTCGTGCTTTGCATTTTAGGACTGTCAGTATTTATATGAAAGTTTTATATGGCTGCTGAACAAACAAAAAAGAGGGTAGAATCACATCCGGAACACACGAGTGCGGTTCCCTTAGATATTAATTTTGTTAAGGCAAAAGAGGAAGCACGTAAATTAGAAAAGAAACTTAGAGATTCGGGTGCACAACCAGAAGCAATTATTGTTACGGAGGCGGGTGAAGTAAAAAAGGTAAGTCTTTTAACCTCCTCAGAACAAGATGTTGAGATCATTCGATGCATCTCAAACCCGATGTATTTTATTGAAACGTATTTAACAATCTTCGACCAAACTCAGGGTGACGGAGGAATGTTAGTACCTTTTTTGTTGTTTGATTTCCAAAAAGATTTGATTGATGGTTATTTAGATCATAGATTTGTAATTGCCAATAAGTATCGTCAGGCTGGTATCTCAACCACGACCTGTGCATATATCGCTTGGTATGTAATGTTCAAAGAAAATCGAAGTGTTGCAATTGTTGCAGATAAATTAGAAACTGCACGAGATGAATTAATGAACGATGTGGTTGAATTCATTGACGGTTGTCCAACTTGGTTAAGACCAAAACCAACTTCAAAGGATACTCAAAAACTAAAGAGATATGACAACGGTTGTCAATTGAGTGCATTCTCATCAAAAGGACTTCGTGGATATACACCAACACTATTGTTTTGGGATGAAACTGCATGGACAGAAAAATCTGATGTTTTCTGGACTTCTGCAAAACCAACTCTTCAAACTGGTGGTCGTGCAATTATGGTTTCTACTCCAAACGGTCTTGATCCTGTATTCTACAAAACATTTGAGTCAGCAAGACGTGAAGAAGATCACCCATTTACTGCTGTTGAACTATGGTGGTTTAATGATCCTCGATATAATAAAGACCTTAAATGGGTTAAGAACAAAGGTAAAGAGAACGTGTTAGAGATGATTGATAAAGGTTGGGACATCAAACATCGTATCAAGATGCAAGACGATGGTTGGGTAGCAACATCACCTTGGTTTGAGGAAGAGGTTAGAAGTGCGAACGGTGATATGCGTAAAATCGCACAGGAATTGATGTGTTCGTTCTTGGGTTCTGGTGATAACTTTATCGCAGAAGATTATCTTAGACGGATAGAGGAAAACGAAGTTCTACCACCAATTAAACAAGAATATACCGACCTTAATATGTGGATTTGGGAAGACCCAATTCTCGGAGAAGAATATGTCATGCCAATTGATGCTGCTGCTGGTCACGGTGATGACTTTTCAACAGTTAATATTTTCAAAGTAAAAAGATTTGTTGAAGAAAAGATTGTTGAAAAGAATGGTGTTGCTAAGAAGTTTAAAGAACGTAAAACCAAGTTAATTCAGGTTGCCGAATATTATGGTAAGGTAACACCACAGATGCTTGGCGAAATTGCCTATAATTATGGTGTTGCATATAACAATGCCTATGCTGTTATTGATATTACTGGTGGATATGGTGTCCACACAATTGAGAGATTGTTTGAGATAGGGTATCAAGAAGAATTTATCCACCATGCCGAAGTAACACATAAACCATCCAGAGACAGACTTCAAGGTTATATTAAAAAGGGGCAAAAAATTATGTCGGATGGGTCAATTGTTGCTGTTGATTTAATTCCCGGCTTCTTTATTGGACAGAATAGATCACAAGTGCTCCTTGAGATGCAAAGAGAGGTCCATATGGAGGGTGTTATCATTCGTTCGGTAAGAATGCTTAGTGAGATGAAAACATTCGTTACAGTGCCCGGAACACGTATTGCAGACCATAAGAGATCATTCCATGATGATTCAATCATGGGATTGGCAATTGGTCTTTACACCATTAGGTTTGATGTTGATCGTTTTGATTACAGTAAAGAAAAACAGAAAAAAATGTTGGATGCTATGTTAATGGTAAATGATCCAAGGGCGATGGAAGAAAAAAGGAATAAGGAAGCACTGAAAAGGGGTGAAAAACCAACTCCACAAAAGTCAGATATACTTAAAAATCGTGAAAGGAATCCTGATTTACAAAAACATCTCGCAAATGATTGGTTGTTTATTGGTTTAAACAAAAAGTAAATGTATTTATAAAAAATGACTTTTTGAGAAAAACTTAGTATTTATAAAAAAATATAATATTTTATAAAATGGCAGATCAAAAAATAGAAAAAGGTACTATATATCAGAGATTGAACAGTTTCTTCAATTTCGATGGTTTTGGGTTTGAACAAGGTCCGCTTATGCAAGACCCTGAAACAAATATCATAATCAAAGGCAATTCCCCCGAAGAAATTCAAAGAAAGGGATTAGAACTTGAGCAAAAGAAGGAACTTCAAAACAAATTCTTTAGAACAACCGACAGGGGTTTTCAAAAGGCACTTCAATATGAAGCAGCCAGACTTCCAGCATATATTGATTATGAGGGAATGGAATATTACCCAATTATTTCCAGTGCGTTGGATTTATTCATGGAAGAAGCAACCACAATTGGAGATACTGGTAAGATGTTGAACATCTACTCAAACAAACAAAGAATCAAGACAATCTTAGAGGAATTTTTCTATGACATTGTAAACGTGAACGTTAACCTACCGTTTTGGACTCGCAACCTTGTTAAATATGGAGATAATTTTGTCCTTATTTACGGAGAAAGAAAGAAAGGTATTACACACGTGAAGCAAATGGTTAACTACGAAGTAGAACGATTTGAGAAAATTGCTAAAGGTAAACCCGTAGTTAAGTTTAAAGAGAGAATGACGGGCGATGAGTTTAACGTATTTGAAGTTGCTCACTTTAGATTACTAGGAGATGACAAATATCTTCCATATGGGTCATCCGTTCTGAATAAAGTACGTAGAGTTTTCCGTCAGTTGGTTATGGGTGAAGATGCTATGCTTACTTATCGTATTCTCCGTGCTGGCGAGAAAAAAGTGTTTAAGATCGATGTTGGTAATATCGATGATGACGATATCGAAGATTATATCTATAAAGTTGCAACCAAATTTAAGAAGGCTTCACAAGTCAACCCCAATGACGGACAAATTGACTATCGTTTTAATATCTTAGGAAATGATGAAGATATTTTCATTCCCGTAAGAAATGCAAATGTACAGACAGGTGTAGAAACACTTCCCGGTGCTGATAACCTTGACAAAATCCAAGATATCGAGTATTTGAGAGACAATCTCTTTACTGGTCTTGGTATTCCAAAACCTTTCTTGTCATTCCAAGACGCACAAGGTGGTGGTAAAAACATGGCGCAATATGATATTCGTTTCGCTAAAAAAATCAACAGAATCCAACAAGCCGTTATTCAGGAATTGAATAAAATGGCAATGATTCACCTTTATCTCTTAGGTTACGAAAAAGAGGACTTGAATGACTTTACATTAACGCTTACAAACCCATCAACTCAGCAAGACTTGATGAAAGCGGAATTACTTCGTGAGAAGGCGCAGGTTTATACTGAATTAACTCGTGGAGAAAACGGTATCGCAGCAATGTCACACACAGAGGCTAAACGTAGATTGTTTAACCTTTCTAACAGAGAAATCGTTGAAGACCTTATACAACAGAAAATGGAGAAAGTGGTTCAACAAGAACTTGCAGATGCTCCTGTTGTTATTAAACACTCTGGATTGTTTACAGATATTGACTCAAGATATGGTGAAGAAGACCTTGTGGGTGCTGAAGGTGAAATGCCTCCGGGCGAAGAGGGTATGCCACCAGAAGGGGGAATGCCACCAGAGGGAGGAATGCCACCAGAAGATGGACCTCCGGGTGGAACACCGGGAGTACCTCAAACACCCGGAGAATTACCACCAGTTGTTGGTGACAGTGTAAGGGGTAAAGCAGTTATGAGCGAATCCACTTACAGGGATTATGTTGAGAAAATGATATTCGGCAAGAATCACGAAAAAACTAAAAAGAAGAAAGAGATTCTAAAAGAAACCGAAGAAAAAACTGAAACGATGAACTCAAAAGCCGAAAATATGATAAACGAAATTGGCGAACTTTTGAAGGACTCAGAAGCATTAAACGAGTTCAAAGAGATTGATGTTGAAGATATTGATATTGAGCAACTTGAAAATATTGACTTAGATGGTGTTGAAGAGGAAACTCAATAAAATTGGGATAAGTTAATCGTTTAGTAGAATTTAGAGTATTTATATAAAATCGCACAAATATTTAATATGATGAAAACAATTAACATTGGGGTTGCAAATTTAATTGTATCGAATCTTTTGAAAGAGTCGTATTTCTCTCCTGAGAATGCTGCCATTGTCGAAAGTACAGATGCTGCATCAAAATTTCTGGATGTGGTCAAATCATCTCCCCTTCTTCAGTTAGAATTTAAGGTTTTCAATAACCTCGAAAATAAACGCATTGATAGTGATGTATTAGGTCTTCACTATATCGAGGAAAACCTTAAAACACTAGAGGTCTACACAATCGAAGAACTTAATGAAGAAAATGCGAAAATACGAGCATTTATTAATGAAAATGATGAATCGTTAGACCAGAATAGAGTGAAACTTTATGGGGCAATTGGAACATTAATCGAAGAATCTTTAAAGATTTCTAACGAAGTTGATGTTGATAATCTACACGAATCATTTGCACACATTCTTAATCATCTTAAAACACCAAAGGTTGAAGAAACTTCGGAAGAAAAGGATGTGATAAATGAAGAAATTGTTGAAATAGCAGTTACTCTATTTAACGAGAAGTATTCAACACTTGAAGAATCTGACATAACGTTAATTAAAACACTAAATAGTACAACTGCCGAAGAGAAGAAAAATCTTTTTGAAGAATACAAATCAGGAAATCTAAGTCTCTTAGAAAATCTTAATAAAGAAAAACCAAACGACAAAATCACCAAAACAATTGAGAAGATCAACGAAATGAAATTTGACGCTGAAAAAGTTGAAGACACCATCATCGATCTACACGAATTGAAAAAAGGTTTGATTTAATTCCCAGTTAATCCCTTTAACATATCTATCATTTGCACCTGTGGGTGACAATCTGATTTATCTTTACGGAAACTAACGTGTGTCCATATACCATTAACTTTGTTCATTGCATTTGGACTGAAATCCCACATGTCTTCATTATACGTTAATGGTATTTTCCACTTAGTGTTAAGTGCTTTGAGAATAACCGCAGTTGCTTCAAGTTGTGCATCAGTGTATTTTTCAAAGGCATCGAATCCTCTCCACCCTCCCGGATATAATACAACATTAGCATCTGGAACCTGTTCGGTTTTATTATAATTCCACCAAGTTCCATCTTTTTTCTGAACTAAACCACCCCAAGAATCGATTTCGATTCCAATAGATGCCTTTTCCATGCCAGCACGATATGTTCCAATGTTTTCGATCTGATTATCGGCAGCACGATACTCAGCATTCATAATCTCGAAAGGCTCATTATTAAGGAACAAATGAATACCCCAAAAATCAGTACTATATAATTGGTATACCTTCCCATCTCTTGAAACGACAAAGGATGTTGCGACACGATCACCGTTACTTCTCCAATGATAAACAACGCCCTCAACACTTTTACCACTAACTGTGTGGTGTAGGACTATTTGTCCTTTCTTTGTGTTCTGTGGTTTATATTGATCTTCTGGGAAATAAATTGCTTTATAAGGATATTTTGTTTGATCAGTTAATGGTGGTAAATCTTCGATGTTTTCAGCCTTAATACCATAGTCGTCAGATTCTGACACGTTTGCATCATAGGTGTTGAATATATCGAACATATTAAAGAGTTTATCACCTCCTCCGGGATACGTTTCACCGTGATACCCCATTGTAAACCCATTTGGTTTATAACCGTTTATTAAATCGTTTCTTTTGTCCTTTTGGAGTGTATTTTTTGGATCACCTAATATGCCAAATACCTTTATTACATAATTAGTACCCTCTTCGGTATAACCACCGTTGACACTACCACCATCCTCTGCTGCTTGACATTTTTTCACACTCTCAGTGTATGTTGAATACGCATAACCTCTACCCCTACTATATCCAAACAATGTTGAACTTGCTAGATTTTTAGTTTTAATCGCAATATATGCCATCAGTCTGGCTTGTGCTTTAATCATCAAATCAGGATTATCGATAATGTTTTGATGTAGGATTGGTCTGTTTTCTTTTGCTGTTGTCTTATTATTTTGTCTCGCCTTATATGACTCCACACTACATGGATTGGCTAAACCAGCAATTAGTGTGTCTCTTTCAGCATTAGTTAACGGGTTAACGTTTTGAATTCCGTTTGAAACAACAATATCATAAAAGGTTAACATCACAAATTGTGAAATTCCGGAAGCATCACTATTTGGCGCATAATTCCATGTTTTAAGTGCTGATTCTACCCACCCTTGTGCTGCCAATATATTTGCATCAAGATCGTATTTTAATGCAGCAGCGTTAT